AAAGGAAGAAGGAAAGAATGACTAAAGACGAATTAAAAGAGAAAATTAAGGTACTTGTACAACAAGTTTACAAGCCTGACACTTTGTCTATTGATACAAGTGAGAAAATCTCTTTAGATGCTCCCAAATTTCCAGTCTTAGAAAAATTCCCTGAATTAAAAGAAGTCATTGTTAATTTATTAACAGATCAATTCGAAATATTTATCACCGACATACAATGGGTTGCTCCAAAACCAACTACTTTTAGAGTTATACTTGGAAATGGAGAGCCTTTTATGTTAATTTATACTCCGCGAAGCTGGGTTGCTCAAATAGAAGGTAAAAAATACTATTTGCTAAACTTGAGTGAAGAAGAGTCCGCAACAGAAGCAATTTCAAGAATATTAGCCTATGGGACGCAAGAAGAAGCCACACCAGAAGAAGGATCAGCAGGCGGAGCCGAAGCAGGCGGAGCAGAAGAAGCCCCAGCAGAAGAAACCCCCGCAGAAACATAATTAATTATGGACGCATTAGATTTATTTTTTAAAAAATATAGTTATAAATTCCCAAAAGGGTATCCTGATATCAATGATAAAAATGATATGATATTACTTGAATCCTTACTTAGTGAAATTTTAGATGAAAAGATTTCTTTAATCAATGAAGGGGATGCTGAAGAAGCAATAGATATTCTAAAAAAAGAACTTAATCTTAAAGATACAGATTTCACAAAAATATCTTCTGTAAGATATAAGCTTTTAGTTCCTAGATCCGAAAGATATAGTTATGTAGAAAAAATAACCAAACTCCCAGGATTTGTATATGATACTGACATACAAGGATCATCAATAGGGGGAATAAAATATAAAGATGCCACATTCTTACTAAAACCATCAGGAGCTCAAGGCAGAGCATCAGCCGGTACTGAAAATGAAGATATAGTAGTAAATGAAATAAACAAATATGTTGAAGAAGGAGCTAAAAATGTAGTATTTGATGCGCCCAACAAAGATTTAACTATTAATAATGTTACAGGAGCTAAAACAGTAGGATATGATGTTGCTGGTGGTAAAAAAGCAGATATTATAGTCAAAGCAGATGTTGATTATCCTATTTCCATTAAAAAAGATAATGCCGCTTTTTGGGAAAGTTCTGATACAAGATATAAAGATGTAGTTAATAAACTGTCCGAAAAAATTGCTAATGGTAGTTTTGCTCCTGAATTAGTATTTGTGCCTTTTAAAGATAAATTAGGTAATACTAAAAAAGGTATTAATACAATGTATAATGAAGTAACTAAACAAAAAGTATCTGGTATTTTAGTTACAGATCTTCCCTCAAAAGAAGAAGAATCAATTATATTTGGTTCCGATAAAGCAGTTGTAGTTTATAGAAGTTTTTCTCCTGGAGACTTTAGATTAGAAGGAGATACATTATATATTGAAGTTTCTAAGATTATTGAAGATATGTCTGATGTAGAAGAATTTAATTTAGAACCTGTATTGAATATAAGACATGATTCCACAAGAACTGCTACTGGTGGTTTAAGAGCTACTGTCCAACCAAAAAATAAAGTTTATAAAGAAGAAGGAGTAGCAGGTAATAGAATTGAATTATCTTACAACGACATAATGTCCTAATATTTATAACCATGAACTTAAAAAAATTAATTAGAGAAGTTTTAGAAGACAAAAGTTGCTGCAAAGCAACCAAACCTACTAAAGCGCCTATATTAAACGAAAGTTTAGCTCCGCGTGAGATATTGTCTGAGGGGTTACAATATCATATAGACAATAAAAAACCGCTTACTGAACATGTATATCGTGCTGGCTCCACAAACTATTTTAATTTATGGGCTGAAGCAAGATCATTATATACTCGTGGTATATTAGATTTTTCAGGTGATGATTTAGCAATATTGACTGAAACACACTTAGGTGAATTTGGTATTTACGAGGGTAAAAAAGTTCCATTAGATTTTATTTTTGAAGAAATAGAAGAGGAATTAAATGAAGCTACTAAACCTAAAAAGAAAAATCCACCATTAAATAAACCAAAACGTGGTGGTTCTAAAAAGTTTTATGTTTACGTAAAAGATAAAGGTAAAATTAAAAAAGTATCATTTGGTGATACTTCCGGTTTATCTGCTAAAATTAATAATCCTCAAGCAAGACAAGCATTCTCAAAACGCCATGACTGCCCAAATAAAAAGGATAAAACAAAAGCATCATATTGGTCTTGTAGATTACCAAGATATGCTAAATTATTAGGTTTAAAATCAAACTTTTCAGGATTCTGGTAATGATAAAATTAATCGATATATTAAACGAAGCAGAGGTTGAAAAATGCCCTGCTCCTACCCAAAACATTGAATTAAATCTTCAAAACAGACAGAAGGCAATTAATGAATATGGATATGGTCCTTTAAACCCAAATCAACCAAACAATAAGTTTTGGCAAGCTAAAGCAGATATGTGGAATCTTGATTCTGTAGAAGAAGCCAAAACCTCTCGTTGTGGTAATTGTGCTGCTTTTGATATAACAACTAAAACTTTAGATTGTATTGCCAAAGGAATAGGCGATGATGAAGGTACAGAAGATCCATTCGATGTAATTGAAGCAGGAAAATTAGGATACTGTAGGTTTTTAAAATTCAAATGTGCTGCAGCTAGAACTTGTGATGCTTGGGTTGTTGGAGGTCCTCTTACAGATGACAAAGCCGTATAAAGATATAGAAGTTACTGACTCTTACATTATTCGTGAATTCAGTGAAAATATAGATCCAATAGAACTTTTATGGCACCGTGATGATGAAAATAGAACAGTTGAAATAATAGGAGAAACAGATTGGAAATTACAACTTGATAATCAACTTCCAACTTCTATAAATCAACCCATATTTATACCAAAACACGAATGGCATCGTGTTATTAAAGGAACAGGAACATTAAAACTGAAAATATATAAATCATGATTTTAACAGAAGAAATATTATTACTTCAAAAAAGAGCAGGTATTATTACCGAAGCAGAATACAAACAAAAACTTTCTGAGGTTGATGTTGAGGATGAAATGTTTGCTGCAATGAAAACAGCAGCTGATATGATAGCTACTGGAGCCGATAATGTAAAACCTTCTCCTAAAGATGGTCAATTACAAGAAGTTGGTGCTTTAACTTTAGGGGCTTTAGTAACTGGTGCTCCTGGATTAATTTCTGTTTTAGGAAAAGGTGCTAATTTAATAGGAAAAGCTTTTGGAAAAGATAAAACTAAGATTGGTGAATTTTTAAAGAAAAAAGGTCATCAATTAGAAGAATATTATCTTGAATCTATTGGAGGTTGGTTAAAAGCCTCAAACCCTTCAAAATACAATGATCAAGATCCTTTAGATAAATCTACTCCTTTATATGATGCTGCTCATAAAATTTATGGAGCACTTTTAATAGGAGCAGCAGTAGTATCAGGATATGAAGCTGGACAAGCATCAGGAGTAGTACAAAAAGGGGTTGAAGGAGGTTTAGCTCTTCTTAAAGGTAAAGAAGTGTTAGACATTGGACAAAAGATAGCAGCCGCTTAATTTATAGACGGATTCATAGCCCGTCGCTTAAAAAGAATTTTTAGAGAGCTGTGGCCTCAATTTTGAGACCACAGCTTTTTTTATTATATTAACGTGTTAAACATATGGCAAAGAAAATTATAATCGTAGGAGCAGGTGTAGCAGGTGTAAATGCTGCCACTAAATTAGTTGACAATGGTTATCCTGGTAAAGATATTACCGTTATTGATATGGGTAATGATCCTTACAACAGGAAACCTGAGGAAGTAATGACTGGATTTTTAGGTGCGGGTGGATGGAGTGATGGAAAACTGACTTACCACACTGAAATTGGAGGTCAATTATCCAAATATGTTGGCAATATTAAAGCCATGAAATTGATGGATGAAGTTATTAACAACTTCAAACGTTTTCATCCTAAACCCGAGGAAGTACAATGTTCCAATCCAGTTGAAGAACCTGAATTTATTAAACCATATTTTGGTCTACGTTTGTTTCCTGTATGGCATGTTGGTACAGATTATCTTCATGAAATTGGTAAAAACTGGTATGATTATTTAGTATCTAAAGATATACAATTTATTTGGAATGAACGAGTATTTAAAGTTGATTTTGAATCTAATTTAGTATATTTGACTGTTAAAGGTAAAGAAGGTCAATATGCTATTGAATATGATGAATTGATTTTTGGTGTAGGCAAATCAGGTATTGATTTTGCTCAACAAATTCAAGAAGAATATCATTTGGAAACAGAACCAAAATCAGTACAAATTGGTGTTAGATTTGAAGCACCACAAAAACACTTCCAGAATCTAATTGACATTAGTTATGATTTTAAATTGTATCGTAAATTTGAAGATAAAGGTGTTTCATTACGTTCATTTTGTACTAATAATAATGCCGCTTATGTTGCTGTAGAAAAAACATATGGTGATTTATCTTATAATGGTCATGCTAAAAAAGATCCTAAATTCAGAAACGATATGACTAACTTTGGTATTTTGATGGAAATTCAAGGTATTAAAAATCCATTTGAATGGTCACGTAATGTTGTAAACAAATTACAATTTGGAGGAAGAGGTTTGTATTATTCACCCTCTCGTATTCCTTCTAAAACATCAGAAGGTGAAGAAGTTAATGCTTTCCAAATAGAATTTTTAGATGGTGTAAAAGAAATTATGGGTGAATATTGGAATTATATTGAAGATTTTATTGAGGATATGAAAAAAGTATTCCCAACACTTAAAGATGATTGGGGTGTTTATATTCCTGAGGTAAAATATCTTTCACCTGAACCTTTAGTTTACTATAGTGATTTAGCTCTAGTTGACTACCCAGATGTTCATTTTGTAGGTGATGCTCTTTCAGCTCGTGGTATTACAGTTTCAGGAGCACAAGGAATATTGGCTGTTGAAAAGTTAACAGATAAAAAAGATGCTTGGACAGATGATTGGGATAATCATTTCGGAGATATCGTTCGCTGGTAATAATTTGGAAAAGCAAATAAAATTTATTATATTTAAGTTATGAATCAAAAATATCAACAAAGTAAAAAACTAACAAAAGCAGATGGTACTGTTGCTTGGGTTTGGGAAGGTAAACTTCATAATTGGGATGAAGCAGCATTGGTAAATCCTGATGGAAAAAAAGAATATTATATTCACGGAATAAAATATACTTTAGATGGATGGAAAGAAGCAAGAAGAAATCGTGAGGGTTTACCTTGGTTTAAAAATCCTGCTATTACAAATTCTAGAAACGCTGGTTAATTATGAAAATAGGACTTTGTGGAACAATGAGTGTAGGTAAAACTACATTAGTAAATGCTTTAAAGGAATTACCCGAATTTGCAGATTATAATTTTGCTACTGAACGTTCAAAATATTTACGTGATTTAGGGATTCCATTGAATACTGATTCTACTATTAAAGGTCAAATTGTATTTTTAGCAGAACGTGCTGCTGAATTAATGAGTGAAAACATTATTACAGATAGAACTGTAATTGATGTTATGTCATTTACTAAAGCAGCTCAATCAATTAATTACTATGAGGCAGAAACATTTTGTGATTTAGCAAAAAATCTACTTCATGAATATGATTTTATATTTTATGTTTCTCCAGTTGGTGTTGAAATGGAAGACAATGGTGTTAGGGAAACTGATTTAAAATATAGAGAGGTAATTGATGATCTTATTCAGCTGAATTTAGAAAGAAACAAACATCGTATTAAAAAATTAGTAGAATTATCAGGTACTACTGAGGAACGTATTGCAAAGATGAAAGAAACAATCTTTGGATAATATGTATAATCATGAAGAAATCTGAATTCGTTAAAGAAATTAAAAATTATATCTACGAAATTTTATCCGAAGAATTAGAAGAAGTAACAATGGTTGGCCCTGATACAGAAGTATCCGATATTCCTTCTATAGCTAAAACAGAAAAAACAAATCCTGCTACTGTAAAAGCAGCTATCGATCAAGCTAAAAAAACTAGACAAGCAGTAGCTGTAGCCGAATCAGAAGACGATCAAGAACCTACTAAAGCCGAACTTGAAAAAGAAAAAGTAAAAGGTGCTCCTTCTAAATTCAAAGTATCAAATTCTGAATTTGAGGATTTTAAAGACAAACTCAAAACTTTAGTTAAAAAAATTAAGGCAATGGAATCAGGTGAAGAAAAAACCAAAAAGATGGCTGCCTTAAAACAATTTATCAAAAAACCTGAATTGGTTAAAGCTTTCAAAGAAAGAGACGTTAAAATAGATACTGACGGATTAGTCGGTTAATTTATATGAAAATAGGTTTTCCTTATATTGTAATTGCAATATTAGTTGCAATAATAATCTGGCTTACTAAATGTAGCGGGGATACTATTGTAACTAAAATTGATACTCAAACAACC